GCTCGTGGTACGACTTGGTGAGGCCTACCCATTCAGTGACTGCCTTGTCCAACCAGGCGTGGATGGCGGTCCCCACGATGCTGGCCCACGGATCGAACTCCACGTTGGTACCGGGAATATCTACCAGCCGGTACCCGATGTGGCGGTCGCACGGATTCCCGATCTCGCTGGGCCCGATGTTGACCTGCCACTCCCGGGGGTTGCGCTTAGCCTGCCACTTGATGATGTCCACCAGCTCCTGCTTCAGCAAGACACTGAACGGATCAGTACCCTCCACCGGCTCCTCGATCATGAGGCAGGTGGGATGTGTGACCTGATCCGGCGTCAGAAGCACCGGCATGTCGAGCCCGCAGGCTAAGCAGTTCATACGATCCCGGCCACCTTGTCCAGGTCGGCCCGGTACACCCAGAGTCCTAGCAGGCCAAGGTCTTCAGCCTCGAACAGATCCTCCCGGTACCGCCGGATGAGAAGTTCATGGCTGACCCCGAGTTGCCCGGCCACGTCGTGCAGCGGCATCAGCTTCTTGAGGTTGATCTTGTGTTCGCGTAGGACGGCCAGCTGCTTCTTGGAGTGCAGCATGAACCGGCCCACCTTCATGGCGGTCTCCGGACGGATCCGGGTTCCTGGGTAGTCCTCCCAGGTGTTGTACGTCTGCGGGGACGTGTAGAGCAGGTCGGACATCGCGTTGCGCGACAGGCCCAACCGTTCCCGCATCCGGCCGAGCTGACCGAGCTGGACCGCCCTGTAACCGGCGGACATGATGTCGTCGTGAAGCAACGCACCCCTCCCTAAGTGACCATGACCCTAGACCATCCCCCCGACAAGAAACAGCCCCCCGGACCGTGTCCGAGGGGCTGTCTTTTCCGGGGGGTGGAGAAAAGCTACGGGACCGGAACCGGAGGCGGCGGGGTGCCGTCGCCGTCGGCGTCGCCCAGGTCCTGGCGAGCCGCGTCCAGGTCGGCCTTGATGTCGGCGACCGTCTGCACGGCGGCCGGGTCACCGTTGGCGATCTGGGTCTGCAGGTCAGTGATCTGCGTGGCCAGGCTGTTCAGCTTGGCCGCCACGTCGGCCTTGTAGCCGTCGAAGTCATCCTTCAGTGCGGCCAGGTCGTCGGTGAGAGTCATGATAAGCGCCTCCAGGGCGTCGAAACGGGGCATGTAGTCCACGCCCGGGGGGAGATGGACGTGCACGTGGATGTTGATATCTTCTCGTGCCACACCCTGGTTATACCATGATCGCGTGGCCCATTCACTCGCAGAGCGTGTGGCCCTTCTCCCGGAATCAGAGCGGAGGGGCTGGTTTGAGTCTCTGCCTGTCCGAATGGTCGATGAAGTCCTTCGGGACGAGTGGTGGTGGACCGCCCGACCGGAACAGGTCCCACCCCCCGGGGAGTGGCTAGTCTGCCTGGCCTTGGCCGGGCGCGGATTCGGGAAGAGCCGTGCGGGTTCTGAATGGATGGTCGAGCGTGTCCTGAAGCATCCGTTCGACCGCCAGGGTGTCCCGACAGAATGGTTGGTAGTAGCAGACACTCTTTCGGACTCGCGGACGATCAACGCGGAAGGTCCCAGCGGGCTGCTCAACGTCCTGAACCGGCGAGGGGTAAAGCACCGGTACAAGCAGAACCCGCGCCCAATGATCCTGTTCCCCCAAGGGTGCAAGATCTACCTCGAAGGGGCTGACACTCCAGACACTGGACGTGGCTACAACGCCGCCGGGATCCTCTGCGACGAAATGGCCAAATGGCTGAAACCATATGAGACCTGGTACCACGGCCTGCTGCCAGCACTCCGGGCCGACCTCGTAGACGACCATCCACGGGCGTTTGTCACTACCACGCCAAAGCCGATAGCGCTTCTCGAAGACTGGGTCAGTCGCACTGATGGAACGATCCATGTCATCTCCGGGTCCACATTCGACAACGCCAGCAACCTGTCCCGCCACGCCCTGGCCGAGATGAAGCGGCAGTACGACGGTACCGCGCTCGGTGAACAAGAGCTATACGGGAAGCTGTTGGAGCTGGGCGGCGGTGGCCTGTTCAAGCGCAAGGACCTCAACGACCACCGGGTCCCCGGGGTCAAGCCTGAGGACATTGTGTCCACTGTGGTGGGTTGCGACCCCAACCTCACCGGCGAGGATGCCAACTTCGGGATCGTGGTGGCCTGCCGCTGCCGGGACGGGCACATGTACGTCCTGGCTGACCGATCCACTCAGGACTCTGGGCGCTCGGCTGCACTGAACGCCTGGCGCGCGGTGTCCGAGTTCAGGGCCGACCTCCTGGTCTACGAGGAGAACCTGGGGAAGCGGTACCTGGAAGAAGTTCTCCGGGACGCGTACAAGGAGTGCGTGGACCAGGGACTATTCCCCCCACACACCTCCCCCCCGATGCAGGCAGTCCACGCGAAGCACGGAAAGAAGACCCGGGCCGAGCCGGTGGCCATGCGATCGGAGCAAGGAAGATTGCACATGGTGAATGTGTGGCCGGAGCTAGAGAAGGAGATGGTGAACTTCGACCCGGAGTCCACCCGGGAATCACCGGACCGGATGGACGCCCTGGTTCACGCCTGCATCAAGCTGATGGCCGGGGAGCGCCGGCAGATGCGCATTGGATACCCCGGGACCTACGACTTCCAGCTGGACCAGAGCATGTACGACCTGAACAGACTTATCTGATCGGTGCTGGCCCTTGCCATGGGCGCACCCGTACGCTATGGCCATGCTGATCATCGGCCTGATACTGGGCGCCCTCACGGTCGCGCGGGCCACCCGTTTGCTGGTGACCGACCGCATCACTGCGTTTGGGCGCCGCTGGGTCGTGAACAAGTGGGGGGCCAGTTCGGCCGCCTCGTATTTCGTTCACTGTCCATGGTGCATGAGCCTGTGGATTGCGATTCCTGTGATGCCAGTAGCGGTGCTGTTCCCCAACAGATGGGTGATTGCGGCCCTGGCCATCCTCCCTGCCTCGTACATCACCGGTCTGCTGGCAAAGGCAGAAGGGGAGTAACACCACATGGCCTTCACTCGCAGGAAGACGGTACCGATCACTACTGGGCACGACGAACCCGTGCAAAGTCTGGTCGCCTCGGCCGTCCGGATCACCAACCTGGAGGGGCGGGGCTGGCCGGCGTACAAGTTCGGCGACGTCACCTGGCAGACGGAGGCCTGGCGCCTCTACGACGTGATCGGGGAGCTGCACTTCCTGGCCAACTGGATCGGTTCAGCCCTGTCGCGCGTGCGACTGTACGTGGCCGAGGTCGATGACAATGGCCGGGTCCAAGGGGAAACCAAGGACAAGAAGGTAGCCGCCCTGGCCGACTCCTTGCTGGGTGGACCGGCCCGGCGACCGGAGCTGATCAAGGCCTTGGGCATCAACTTGACCATCGCCGGGGACGCCTACATCATCGGGCGCGGCACGGATGATCCGAAGTCGGACGAGTGGTTTGTGCTCAGCTGCTCTGAGCTGAAGCGATACACCCGGACCGGTCGCGTGGAGATGATCAGCTACACCGGTGAACCGGAGATCCTGGATCCGGAAACGGACATGATCATCCGGGTGTGGACGCCCCATCCGCGCCGTACCCTCTGGGCCGACTCTCCCACCCGGGCGGCCATGCCGATGCTGTTCGAGATTGAACGGCTCACCCGATACGTGTTCGCCCAGATCGACTCCCGGCTGGTGTCGGCTGGGATCCTGCCCATCCCCAAGGAGACCTCGTTCCCCGATGAGGAGGGCCTGGAGACCAGCGGGGCCGAGGCCTTGGGTCAGGCCATCCTCCGGTACGGCTCAGCCTCCCTGAAAGGTGAAGGTACGGCCGCCGGGGTGGTGCCCGTGGTAGTGGAGATGCCCCTGGAGGCCCTGGGCAAGATCGGTGTGGTCGAGTTCGGGTCCACGCTCAGCTCCCAGGCCCTGGATCTGCGGGCCGAGGCCATCCGCCGGTTCGCGTTGAGCATGGACATCGACCCCTCCATCCTGTCCGGCGCCGGTGAAGCTAATCACTGGGGCGCATGGCAGATCATGGAGGGACAGGTCAAGATCCACATTGAGCCACTGGTGGGTCGGCTCTGTGACGCATTGACCCAGGCCTATCTGGTGGCCGCCCTTAAGTCGATTAAGAAAGACCCGGACAAGTACGTCCTCTGGTACGACACCGCGCCTCTCACCGTGCGCCCTGAGCGCCTGAAAGACACCCGGGAGATGTACGACGCCGGCCTGGTGTCGGCCGACGCGGTTCGCATCTCCGGAGACTACAAGGAGTCCGACGCCCCCTCAGCCGAGGAACAAGCCCAGAAGTTCGTCCGGGAACTGATGCTCCGCGACCCCAACCTGTTCCAGATCCCAGCCGTGCGCAACCTGGCCGGGTTCAGTGACCAACTGCTTCCCCCGGATAAGGTGTTCCCGCCACAAGGGAGTGTTCCCGGTG